GATGAGGAGCTGATGGCCGGACTGTATCTGTTGTACCGCCTGACAATGGAGCAGGATGGAGGCGACATTGCCCGTCATTGGTGCGATGGGAAAAGCGGGTGCACTAATGAATACGGTGAGATAGAGTGCAATGAGGAACGGCACAAAGCCTGCATCCTGCGGTGGCTTCAACAGACTGCGGAGGAGGCACCATAATGGCCCTCGAAGAATACGAGCTGATCCGGGCTGCTTTCGAGAGGTGGCTGGCGAGCGAAGGCGGATCCAACACGGTAGAGCTTGAGCGGGTTCGCAGAATGCTTCCAATCATACTGAACGAGTGCTGCACCGATACGCAGAAGAAATACATTTTGCGATACTTCGCTGATAATGTGCCTGTGTCACACATTGCAGAAGAATACGGTGTGAACAGGTCTACCATATCGCGAACAATACACAGAGGGCTTGCACGTGCTTTTGATCGTCTGCGGTTTGTTTCTCCGCGTCTGGCCTATGCGCCGATGTGGAAGGGGCGCTTGACGAGGAGGAGACGGTACTGATGTACATGCCGTTTATTAGGGATTGGGAGGAAACACGGGCACCAAGAGGGGAGTGTACCTCGATAGAGGTACAGGGGGAAGAAATCATGACAGAGCGCTTCCCTGAGCGGCTGCAGAAGTTAAGAGAGCGGCGCAGGATCAGCCGCAGGGTGCTTTCTGAACTGTGTGGCCTGTCCAAAAACTCAATAGCACGATATGAGCGTGGGGAGCGGGTCCCGAATATTGAGGCCGCCGCAATACTGGCGGACTTCTTTGGTGTGACCATGGACAGCCTTTGCCTTGGGGAGAAAAATGAGAGTGAGCCCCGTTTGGGGGCACGCACCCGAGAATATGTGTCAAAATAGAATTAGGGCCATGTCCTTTCGCCTATAAGATCACAGCCCGGTAAGGGTCTCTCCCGCGAGGGAGCTCCAGTGCAATTCTGGTGAGCCGGGATTCTTATGCCGCAGCTCGATGCAGCCCACGATCAGGGCCGGGTGGTCGCACCATCCATGCGGCACCATAGGATGTGTCTTACATGGCAAGAGACTTTGCGAGAGCGTTTTATAAATCCAGGGCATGGATCATGTGCCGGGATGCATACGCCAGCTCTGTGGGGCGGCTGTGTGAAGACTGCCTGAAGAGAGGCATGTATACCCCGGGCAAGATAGTACACCACAGGGAACACATTACGCCGGCGAACATCAACGATCCAAGCATTACGCTGGCCTGGAGCAATCTGAAGCTGGTCTGCCAGGACTGCCACGCAAAGGAGCACAAGGCCGAAGGGGCGGTGCGGTACAGCTTTGATGAACGAGGAAATATTATCGAAATGACGGAGTGATCATATCGGCAGACAAACCCATGCGCCGAGGTGATCGCTCTGTTGCTATACCCCCCTATCAAAAAAAAGGGGAGGGGGGCCTAAGGGACCGGCGGGTGGAGTTACATTTTCCTCCGCAGGCGTGCAGGAATTTTTTTGGAAAGCGGAGGTGGCAGAAGTGGCTCGCAAAAAGAACAGCGGCGAAGCCGCGGATGTCCTGCAGCAGCTAACAAAAATGGCAAAAAAGTACAGCGTAGAAAAGAATGCCATGTTTCAAGCGGCGGCAAACCAATATGCGCTACAACAGCGGGTAATTGACAACATAAAGCGGGTGCTTGATGAGGAAGATACCCTGATGGCCACGAAAGAATACGTCAAAGGACGGGAAAATATATACGCACATCCGCTGGTCAAGGAGCTTCCGAAGCACGCAGACAGCGCAAATCGGACGGCTCAAATCATGCTGACCATTATCGAGACCCTGGGGAAGGAGAAACCGGACAGCAAGAGCAAGCTGGGGAAACTGAGGGATGAATAATTACATCCTCGCATACTACCAGGGGATTCAAGACGGCTCCATTGTCGTAGGGCGCTGGATCCGACTGTGGTACGAGTACATCATCAAGGGCCTGGAACAAGGCCTCTTTGTATTTGACCAGAAAAAGGCCAACAAGGCCATAAAGTTCATAGAAAACTTCTGTCATCACAGTGAAGGACGGGACGATCTGCTAAAGCTGGAGCTGTGGCAGAAGGCCATTGTTTCAGTCCTCTTCGGCATACTGGACCACAATGGCAACCGGCAGTTCCGGGAGGCGGTCATCATCGTCTCCAGAAAGCAGGGAAAGACCCTGTTTGCGGCGGCCATCATTGCGTATATGACGTATCTGGATGGCGAATATGGCGCGAAGATATACTGTCTGGCACCAAAGCTGGAGCAGGCCAATATTGTCTATGATGGCTTTTACCAGATGCTGCGCAAAGAACCGGAGTTGGACGAGCTGGCCAAGAAGCGGCGGTCTGATATCTATGTGGCGGAGCTCAATGCAAGTGTAAAGCCAATTGCCTTTAATGCGAAGAAGTCTGACGGTTTTAACCCGCAACTGGTGATTTGCGATGAGATTGCATCGTGGCAGGGAGACGCGGGCCTAAAGCAGTATGAGGTCATGAAGTCCGCCCTGGGCGCACGCAGGCAGCCGTTGGTGCTGTCCATCAGTACAGCCGGGTACATAAACGACGGCATATATGATGAGCTGATCAAGCGAAGCACATCATTCCTCTTGGGTGGCTCGAAAGAGAAACGGCTTGCCCCGTTCCTGTACATGATCGACGATGTAGAGAAATGGAACGACATCAACGAGCTGAGGAAGAGCAATCCGAATTTGGGCGTATCCGTTTCGGTGGATTATCTGCTGGAGGAGATAGCCATTGCTGAGGGCAGCCTGTCAAAAAAGGCGGAGTTCCTCACAAAGTATTGCAACATCAAACAGAACAGCTCTCAGGCGTGGCTTGACTATAAGACCGTGGATAACGCCGGAGGGGAAGACCTGAGTCTTGAGGACTTCCGAAACAGCTATTGCGTTGGCGGTATAGACCTGTCGCAGACAACAGACCTCACAAGCTGCTGCGCGGTCATTGAGAAGAAAGGCCAGCTCTATGTGTTCAGCCATTTCTTTATGCCGGCCAACAAAATCGAGGAAGCAACGGCGACAGACGGTGTTCCATACGAAATCTTCCGACAGCAAGGCGTTCTCACTTTGTCAGGAACAAATTTTGTGGACTATTCTGATTGCTTTGTTTGGTTTCGCCGCTTGATCGAGGAGTACCAGATATATCCGCTACAGGTCGGATATGACCGCTACAGCTCACAATACCTCGTGGAGGACATGAAGCAATATGGCTTCCACATGGATGATGTGTACCAGGGATACAACCTCACTCCGGTGATACGGGAATTTGAGGGGCAGATCAAGGACGGGAACATCAGGATCGGGAACAACAACCTGCTGAAAGCACACCTGCTCAACTCGGCACTGAAGAATGATGTTGAATCGCAGAAGGTGAAGCTCGTTAAAATCGGGACACGCACACGCATTGACGGCACGGCGGCACTGCTGGATGCCATGACCGTTCGCCAAAAGTGGTATGTCGATATTGGGGAACAACTAAAGAACGAGGAGTGAAAAAGTGGAAAGAAGATCTCTTTTCGATTACATCTTCAAGAAGCCGGAGCCAACCGGATCGCCGCAAGGTTTTTTCAAGACGCTGACTGCGTACACGCCAGTATTTACAACTTTCAGCGGCAGCATCTATGAGAGCGAACTGATCCGCGCGTGCATCCATGCCAGAGCTACGCACATAAGCAAGCTGCGCGTTACGGTTCAAGGGAGTAAACATCTCAAGATGCTGAAGGAATTTGAAAAAGCGCCCAACAGATTCCAAACCTGGGGGCAGTTCCTTTACCGGTTGTCCACCATTCTGGACGTGCAAAACAATGCGTTTATCGTGCCGGTGCTGAATGAGAATGAAGAGATGACAGGCATGTTCCCGCTGCTTCCGGACCGATGCGAACTCGTACAGTATTCGGGAGAGCCGTGGTTGCGATACACGCTCAAAAGCGGAGGGAAGGCCGCCATGGAGCTGAGGCGCTGCGGCCTGATGACCAAATTCCAATACCAGGATGACTTTTTCGGGGAGAGCAATAAAGCACTGTACCCGACTTTGGATCTCATCAATATTCAAAATCAGGGAATCCGAGAGGCGGTGAAGTCATCCGCGACATATCGGTTCATGGCGCAGATCAAAAACTTCAGCAAACCAGAGGATTTGGCAAAGGAACGCAAGCGATTCAGTGATGAAAACCTCTCGGGTGAGGGTGGCGGCCTCCTGCTGTTTCCGAATACATACACCGACGTCAAACAAATCAGCGGGACGCCGTATGTTGTGGATGCGGAGCAGATGCGATCCATAAAGGAAAGCGTCTACACCTACACGGGGACGAATGACGATGTTCTGCAGAACAAGGCGTTTGGTGATGCGTGGTCCGCTTTTTATGAGGGCGGTGTTGAGCCGTTTGCAATCCAGTTCTCTGATGTGGCAACGAATATGCTCCAGGCGAACAATCCGGGAAATGGCGCAGCGTCCATCATGGCCACCGCAAGCCGGCTCCAGTACATGAGCAATGCGGACAAGCTGAATGTGTCCAGAGACATGGCTGACCGCGGCATTATGAATCGGGACGAGATCAGAGAAATTTGGAATTTGCCGCCCCTGCCAAACGGTGAGGGGAAGGCCTATACAATCCGCGGCGAGTATTACTTGCTCGGGGGGAAGAAAGGTGAAGGTGATACTAAGTGACCGAGAAGATGCAAAAGAAGCTGGACAATGGCCGTGAGTATCGTTCTATGACCATGGCGGTCCGGGCCGCGCAGGACGACAGCAAGCTGATTGTGGAAGGATATGCGACCACATTTGGCGAGCCGTATGTTCTGCATGAAAGCAAGAATTACAAGTTCCTCGAACGGGTGGATCCTCACGCATTTGATGAGTGCGATATGAGCGATGTCATCTTCCAGTATGACCACGAGGGGCGAGTATTCGCCAGAACACGCAATAAGACCCTGGAGCTGACGATTGACAGCAAGGGGCTATTGGTCCGAGCCGATTTGTCCGGCACGGATGAAGGTAAGAAGCTGCACCAGGAGATTGCCGGTGGATATACCGACAGGATGTCCTTTGGCTTTGTAGTCGCGGAGGATAAACGCGAATACATCGAGGACGTAAACGCTGGTACAGTGACTTACACCCGCACGATCACAAAGATCAGCAAGCTGTATGATGTGTCTGCCGTAAGCATTCCTGCCAACGATATGACCAGCATCAGCGCCCGGAAATTCAGCGATGGAGTGATCTCTGAATTTGAATCGGAGCGGATTTGCCGGGAAAAGAAGAAAAAAATCAAACTTATGATGGAGGTAGCAAAATGAAAATCGAAAACATGACCATGGCTGACATTGAGGCCCGTATGGCCCAGATCGCCACCGAGATGGATGCGGAGGGTGCCGACCTTGACGCGCTGACCGAAGAGGTCCGCAAGCTGAACGCCAGAAAGGACGAGCTGCGCAAGGCTGAAAAGCGCAGTGAACTGCGCAAGGCTGTTGCCGGCGGCGCCGGTGTCGTTCTTGACATGCCCGGCAACCAGGGTGAGGAGCGCACCTATGATGCCAGCTCTCCCGAGTATCGCTCCGCCTTCTTCAAGGACCTGATGGGCGCTGAGATGACCCAGGAGGAGCGGGCGGCTTTCGTCCACACCACTGCGAACACCGCGGCTGTGCTGCCCACCACCACCCTGAATAACATCTGGGATCTGGTGTCCACCCAGCACAGCATCATGGGCGACATTACCATCTACCGCACTGGCACTGTCATCGAGGTGATCAAGCACACTGCGATCACTGCAGGTGCAGCCAAGAGCGTGTCTGAGAATGCCGCCAATGACGATGAGAACAACACCTTTGTTAAGGTCGTTCTGTCCGGCAAGGATTTCTCCAAGCACGTGGACATCACCTATGCCATGGAGCGTATGAGCGTCGAGGCGCTGGAGGAGTACCTGACCAACGAGATTGCCGACCAGCTGGGCGCGGCCATGGCGGATGATGTGGTGGCGCAGATCAACACTGATATGGCATCCGGCAATAAGATTTCCAGTGCAAAGGCTGACACCCTGACCTTTGCTGAAGTGGCGAAGGCGTTTGGCTTGCTGGAGCGGGCCGACAATGTTGTGGTATACGGCAAGCGGTCCACCATTTACAGCTATCTGGTTGGCATGGTCGATGCCAATGGTCGCCCTGTGTTTCAGCCTTCCGCTCAGGCCGGTGCCGCTGGCGTCATTCTGGGCGCTGCCATCAAGATCGAGGATTCCGTTGCGGCCAATGAGCTGCTGATCGGCGATGCTAAGAAGGTGGCCTATAACATGGTTCAGGATATCATGATCGAGTCCGACAGAGATATCAAGAAGCACGTCACCACCCATTCCGGCTATGCCCGTGGCTCTGGCGCTCTGATTGCGCCTAAGGCCTTTGCCAAGATCACCGTAACCCAGGGGTAAGCGGCTATAGCCTCCAGAGAGAGTCGGTAGCCTATACAGCCGAGGACTTGAACAGCATGACGATTGCTGAAATCAAGTCCTTGGCTGCCGACTTAGGCTATAGCATCACAAAGACGCTGAAGGCTGACATCATTGCTCAGTTCCTTGAGCAGCAGGAGGCTTGAGATGGCTCTTATTCCTGAGGATATCCTTAAAGCGGCACTTTTTCTCACAACAGACGCGTATAACGAAGAGTTAAGGCGGCTGCAGAAGGCGGGCATAGAAGACTTGCGGCGTGCCGGAATAGAAGTTGGCGATAGGCATGAGCTCCTTGGAATCCCGCCAGAAGAAGGCAACCTTGTTGCGCAAGCGGTGATTACCTATTGCCGCATGAATTTTGGCTCGCCCAAGAACTACGACCAGCTCAAAGCCAGCTACGATGAGCAGAAGGCCCAGATGCAGATGATGACGGGGTACGGGTTCCCGGAAGAAAAGGAGAATGAGGATGCTGTATGATGTGGCAAATCTCATTGCTCGGACTTCTGAGGAAAACGACATCGGAGATCTAATCTACACCGAGAGCCCGCGGCAGGTATATGTTGAAGTTTCATCCATTGGGTTGAAGCGAAAGATGGAGGCGATGGCCGCCGGCCTGAAGCTGGAGTGGAAGTTCACCCTGTCCAATGTGGCCGAGTATGGAGATGAGGAAATCATCGAGTACAAAGGCAAGCGGTATAACATCGTGAACGTCTACATCACAGATATGCTGTCCGTTGAGCTGATCGCCGCGAGGTGCTGACATGGGGCTTCCGAAGTCTGTTGTAAAAATCAAAAAGGACGGCGTAGAGTTCACGAGTAATGTGGATCGGGTTAATTACACGATTGTGGAGTTGACCAGAGCTGCGCTTAGGGATGTGGGCCGCTTGGTCTGCAATCGAGCGCGACAGCGGATCAAGAAGAACACGGGGCGCCTCGCAAAGAACACCCAGTATTGGGTGCGCAAGAAAGAGTGTGACCTGCAGGTGGGCTTTAAGCCGGGCGGATGGTACGGTATCTTCCAAGAGCTGGGCACCGAAAAGCAGCCGAAAATCGGAGCGCTTTTCAATGCGGTGTCAGAGAACATCGACACCATCCGGGATATCGAGGGCAAGTATTTGTCTGCGATAGAGGACGAGCAACAGGCACTTAGCTTAATAAACGAGGGGGAATATGAAGGCGATGAGTAGAAGTAAGACTGTGGCCCTGAGAAGGGGAGTAAAAGGAGTCATCAGCCGGATTATTCCCTCCGTTTATTTTGGGCAGGCCGATGGAAACCACCCGAAGCAATATGTCGTTTACGACCTCGAAGAGCTCTCTTTTGAGGATGGCTGCCACAGGATGCAGTTGGAGGTCAACTGCATGGACTATGGCACCGATACCGCTGCGTGCGAGACGCTTGCGGACCAGATTCAAGCGAAGTTCGACCATTACAAGGAACTGAACGATGAAATCCTGTTCAAGTGTTACTTTGACAGACGGCAGCCTGTCTATGAGGAGGACCGCAAAATCATCCGTCGCAGGCTGCTTTTTGAAATTCATCTCTATGAAAGGAGTTAAATCATGCCTAAGTTTTCTGGCTTTACTGCCAATACTCCCAAGCACCTGCAGATGGATGCGGGTGCCTTTCTGAAAAACTATGATGTAGCAAAGGATACGTGGGACACTGCGAAAGCGACCAAGCTTTTGGGGGCCACCGC